GCTTCTGGAATCTCTGTTGCCTGAATAACAGAAGAATGCGAACGAAAGGTTTCAATGTAATCTTCCTCAACATTCATGACAATTAAGTTAGGCATACTACCCAACATATTCCACCAATCTGCTTCAGTATCAGCATTGAAGCTATCTACGAATTCTTGCTTATCAGTTCCCTCTACAAGAATTACATCCAGTAATACCTTCGCCATTTTATGCCTCTAGTTGAGTTACCGTTAGTTCCACGTTAATAGATTGTGTAGATCCACTTCTATTTTGAACCTTGAGATACACGTTTGTGCTAGGGGTAGAGTCATCATTGTATCCAATGACTGCTGGCGTAAATAATACTGTTTCGTTAGTAGATTGTGTAATTACTTCTGCAATCACACCACTACCAGGTGTGGGGTCCATAGTAATAGAACGACTTGCGTCTGCAGTTCTAGCCGCAGAACTTACATATAAAGAAACCCATGCTGGTTCTGCTACTTTGACTTTATACAATGCATAACCTTTGTATGCAGTGATGGTAATATTCTCTGCCGTATTATTTGCGTGAGCAGCACTGGTAGAAGCATTAAAAGTTTGTCTACTTCCTAGACTGGTGCCTCCACCACCACCTCCTCCTCCGCCACCAGCGGAGCTGATTACGCCATTGCTAATTGTAACTGTAGTGCCATCTACTTTGACACCACCCAATACAGAGGTGCTTGCTGTTGGTAGCACATATGTATCAAGAGTTCCACCACTAGATCTCCAACTGGTTCCATTCCAGATCCAGGTTAAACCACCTTCGGTGTGTGTAAATGAACCGTCTGTTAGTTGACCAGCGGTATCTGGGAATAAGATTGCCATTTCTTGAGATCTCTCCGTTTAGTTATTTATTTCAAATTTCGGTAACGAACAGCTGACTAGTTTCTGATACAGTTCTAGTACCAGCAACATTCAACACCAAACTCAATTGATATGTAATATTAGTTCCTGAATCTTCCCCGTGAACATCTACAAAATCAAATGCAATAGGGACAATACCAGTTACAGATGGATCTGGACACTTAATTGTGCAGATATCTGTAGTTACTGCTCCAACAACTCTCTGTAGAGTAATAGTGCCATTTGTGTTGTTTGATCCTGTTACAGATCCTAGGAGAACGCTGATTCTGTTCCTTGTAAATGTAGAAACCTGAACAGTAACATTAAAGACACCATTAGTATCTTCAAAGACGGGATCAGAAGGAGAGTCAGCAGTTAAATTTCCTACATTATTCGCAAATGCACTATTGGGTGCATCAACTTTCAGTGGGGGAGATGCATCAACCCACGCTGCTGGGTTTGATCCATTGTCATAGTAAACCTTGAGGCGACCAGAATCGCTCTCCCACCACATGTCTCCACTAGCAGCACCTGCTGGAGGATTGTCACTAACCTCGACGTTAGCGCCACCACCTTCACCCCAATACAGTTGACCATTTCCATCTGTGGTCAAAGATTGCCCAGGATTACCATCAGAAGTTACAAACTTGACAACACCGTTTATTTTGCCGAGATTGTCAACAGTGAACGTAGAATTACCACCAGACTTTATAGTGAAACCACCAGCAGTTGGTGCGTGGTTGATAATAACTTCACCGTCAGCATTTGCTCTAACACCATAGTCATTTGATAGAGAGGTGTCGATTGTACCAACCCTCAAGTCTGCTTGAGAAACGATATTGTTTCCTGACAGAATGAGATTTGTGGATGCTGTGGTAGATGAGAAGGTAGTTGCTTTGAGTGTAGATACCTGCAGATCTAGTGATGTTTGATTTCCTCTACCCAGAACGTCATGGATAGTGGAGGTTTCCGAATAACTAGTTAGATAACCAGCAGCACCATGGTCACCCCACCCATATGCTTCATCCCAGGATGCGTGGTTGTAGTTAAGAGGAGTTAGAGTCTTGGTAGTCTGACCAAGTGTAAGAGTAATAGAATCTTGAGGACCAAGATTAGTAATGTTCAGGTTATTAACAAATGTCTGTGTTACTCTTGCGTCGATAGCAGAATTTGCTCTGGCGTCTGTGTAGTAAAGGTTTGTACCTTCCAACACAGAGGTTGTAGAGAACTCATTAAATGCTACATCTAACGTTACAGTTCCTCCAGCATCATCATAAGTCGATGCGATACCAACACCACCTACAATTAGGGCACCTACCCTATCATCTACTCTTTCGTTAAAAGTAGTGTCGATATCATTGACATCACCAGCGAGAGCATTGATCTCCTGTCGCTGCTGATCAAGGGTATATGTAATTGGTACGTTTCTTAATGGCATGATACCAGACTATTCCTCTATTTTAGTATTTATTAGTTAGATCTATCAGGCTTGGTAAGATAACTGGAACTCAATAATATCATTTGTTCCTATAGCAGAATTCTTCACAATGCCTCTGGTATTATTATTTCCAGATACTTGGAAGATAACATAACTATCTCCACTGGTGGCATCAGTTCTAATACCGCAAGCTACCTGACCAGTATTGCTGTAATCATTGTCATGGAAATTAAAGTTCTGGCACGATACACCACCAACAGTTACATTGTATCCAGCGTTTTTACTGCTATCATGATTAAATGGTAATGGACCTAAACTCAAATAATCGGTAGCAGTAGTGAACGATGGTTGTGCAGTTAACTGAATGAATCCATGGACATGAACCACATCACCAATTCTTGTATATCTTCCAACTTTGTTAGAATAACTAGTGAATGCTGCTGACAATCCAAGGAAATCTGGACTCCAAGTTCCTTCCTCGTATCTTCTGAAGATTCCATTTACTCCTGTGCCATTGGTAACATTAAGAGCTCCTGTTCCATAAGGTCCCAGATTGAGTCCAGCACTGCCGAATGCCATGAAACCAATCTGATCAAATATAACAACATCGGACTCCATCACGATATTTGCCAGTCCAGCTCCACCAATTGTCAGTGAGGTTCCTGTTCCAGTAGTAATTGGTTTAATTTTTTGTGCATATATTTGTTTGGTATCATCAGTAAGTGTGAGGTCGCCCGCAAATGTGGCAGATCCATCATTCTCAATTTGCCAATTAGAAGACTTAATTTTCAGTCTAGTTAATGCTGCTCCATCACGATCATATGCTTGGATGCCTCCCGCTGCTCCTCCTGATGCAGCAGAATCATAGAACATCTCAATACCCTCACCTGCTGATGGAGTATTGTTTGTATTTACAAGAAGAGAAGATTCTAAAATTTCATCAACTTTTAAAGTTCCAGTAATCTCAACACCATCGGTTGTGGTTTTGAGTTTTTCTGATGTTTGATAGTATAGCTTTACAGCGCAACTGGAATCAACCTGGAGTCCTAAATTACCAGTGTCTTGCCACAATGCTACTCCAGTGCGACCTTGGATGTTAATGGTAGTAGCAGTCCCTCCAATATCATTATCTCTATTCCTGATATACGTTTCACCGCTCGAAGCAAATATTTTTAGATAATTAGCTTGAGTGCCTCCTACTGCAAGGCGAACTTCTCCCAATTCAGAGGTACTGCCAACTGTAACAACACCTCTTACATCAACACCATCATCAATGGATAGTGTTGGAGTTGCAGCACCCTGGTAATAGAAACTAGTTGAACCGAAAGGACTAAAGACTGCTTGATCTTCATATTGTGTGTTTGCACTGTCATACCATCTGACATGGAAACCAACCTCACTATCCAGTCTCAAGTCTGAAGATGTATTATCATAATAGAGGCTAGCATCTTCGTTTGTGCCGAAGTGAGCAGGTCTATCATCCTTCATGTGTAGAGAAGTTGCCTCTACATCTTCAAATAATGCATTACCTGTATTGAATATTGAGAATGTGGGTGCGCCGCCAGCGTTATTAATAATAGAATTACATGAGATATCAGTAACGTTGTCAATATTTCCTGAAATGTTTACACCAGTAGCAGTAGTTTCAAACTTTTGGACATCATTGTGATATAAACGTGCGCCAGCGTTAATGCTAGCAGTAAAGTAATTTTCTCCGCCAGTTCCACTCCTTAAAGCAATAGAATTCGATTGAATTAACATGCCATTGGTGGCACTAGAATTAATATAAAAATTATCAGAGTTTGCCCAAAGTTGACCTTCTTGATTGGTGTTGGTATTGAAGTTTAACTTATTAGTACCGCTAATTAAATTAGTTGATCCAGTAAATTCGGTAACATCATTGAATGTTACATCACCACTGAATTCTTTACTCCCACCAAAAGTTTGTGTTCCATCGACTGCTGTGTTAAGGTCGGATGCAATTAAGTTAATCTCTTGACGCTGCTGTTCCAGCGTATGCGCCTTTGGTACGTTACGTAGTGTCATTTGATTAACTGCTTAAGGAGGGACTTAATTTCGGACATTTCTTCCTTCAAACTATTTAGATCATCCTGTACATTTTTGAACTCTTCTGCGAGTTTCCTCTTTGGTTTGGGTGCCGTATTAATAATGGCACCCGTATTCATATCACGGACAAGATTTTCTTGTCCCTCTACTTTTAAATATTCTGATAGTTTCATATTAGAAGGAAGCAACTGCTCTCATGTCTTGGATCTTGGGTACATATGAAGGATTGTCAGACTTCATCACGATCTTGATTGCGAACGAAGAGAAGTCAGCAAGATCTTCTGTACTGAACTTCAATTCTTGATATGCAGATTGTGACTCAAACTGACCAGAGATGCTATTTTCTGCGGTTGCAATAACATCATCGTCAGATGCACCATTACCATTAAAGTATTCCCAGTTGAGGTCATCAAACTTTTGCTGGGATGCTTCTGGTTTCACCTTATATAGAACCTGTAAGTTATTGACATCACTTACATTAACCGTGAGGTTAACGTTGATTCCAGTAGCAGGAGAGGCAAGGACGACTTCTTTAGTAACATACTTGGCGACACCAGAAGTATTGACCGATCCATTCTCACCGACAAAATCAACGCCGTCAGTGTATGTCATAGATCTGATCTCTGCATACTTGGAAGTCTCGAAAGAAGCACCATCAAAGTCAATCAGATCTCCTACTCTGAATACATCAGCAAGTTGCTCACTTGTGGTGCTGCTTCTTGCATAATCACTACCTAGTGTGATTTCACTGGTGTAGTCTCCATTAATAGGATTCTTATCGTTTTCTAGAGTAAGAGTCTTGGACTTGGTATCCCAAACAATTACCTTACCACTGATCTTATTCTCATACTTATCAATTCTTTGTGCAGGGTTGAAAGCAGTTACTGTTGTGCCAACAACAAAGTTAGGAATCTGATCGAAGATACCATCAGCAGAGATGGTAACAGTGATGCCCTCCAGATCACCACCAGCAGCAGACTGGGTGCTGAAGAACAGTTGCTCTCCAATGTCAAAGTTTACAGAATTCTTGATCTTCACAAATACATCGCTACCAATAACACGAAGAACTTCGGATTGTGCTCCTGAAGTTACACCAGTAACGTTCTGGTTAATAACGATAGGAACTTCTGTTCCATTATCTTCATTACCACTAACTGTAAACTTGTAGATTGGGAAGAGTTTAATCTGTTGATATCTCTTGCCATATCTAGTTTCACTACCAGTAGCATTTTCGATTCTGTTGGTAATAGTCTTGACCGAAGCAGATCTCAAGTCGATGACGGGAGATAGATAAGATTGATCGGAAGATAACTTCAGTTTGTATGCTAATGAAGTGTCTAGATTATTCAAGCTCTCATTGATGCTAGAAGCAACAACTTTTTGATTTAGGAAATACTGTTCCTCGTTGAGGAATGTAGTCTCGAAGTCAGAGATAGAGTAGGAAGTAAAGTTCTTGGTGTTGCTATCAACAGGAACGATGTTGGTAGTTCTTACCATGCTATCGATCTTTGTGCCAGAAACTTGTAGGTATGGAATCTGTGCGTACAGTTTTTCATACTTTCTGTTGTAAGACGCTAGTACAGTTGAACCACCAAAGAATCCAGTATCAGATGCTCTAGTAGGACCGACGATATTGTAAGTGTCGATACCTACATTAGATACTTGGAATAGAGTAGATTCTACAGTGCTTGCATCATATCCAGCAAAGTCTTCGAGACCTCTGAAGAATACTTTCGAGTTTCCTCCTGTTTCAAAACCATGATCTCTGTGATATACCTTAATGATGGAGCTATTGTTTTTGAAGAGTGGGGAGGTTGCTGTGCTATTTGCAAGAGCATATGTCTCCATTGGATTGCTCTGTAATGCAACGTAACCAAGATCTTCATTCTTGATTAGCAACTCACCAGTTCTAGAGTTGTCAAATTCTGCTCTGTAAAGAGTGAACTTGATATCTTCAAATAGATCTTCTGTCCAGTTATCTACGTTTTGTGATTTAAATACAGAACCAAGAAGTGGTTGTGCATTAACAACGAGACCAGAAGAGATGTCAGTATCTCCTAGTCTAGACGCCCATAGTTCATACTCAATACTGTCACACTCAATATTGAGTGCATATTCAG